GGGAAATAGTTAGGTATACCTAACTCGAATTAGTATTATATACCACACCTCGGTAGAGTATACACTATACCCTATAGAGGTATAACGTGCAAAAACATTCAAAGCCTTCAAATGTTTCACGTGAAACATATTGACCAAATGTTTCACATATGCTAAAATTAATAAAATACAATAGAAAGGAATATAGAACACATGAACACTATTTATCCACAAACGAAACAGTTAACGCCTCAAGAAATTTATGGAATTACGTCTCAATTTTCCGAAGGTCGAGTTTCTGTAAAAGATGCAGATTTGACAGAGCCGGTTGTATTAGATTGCGTTATTATTAGGGATAATGCTAACGGAGATAAAGTTTTGTATTTACGAAGTGTAAGCGGAACTGTATATGTATCTAATAGTAGTATAATGATAGAAAGTTTTAATGAATTGAAAGATGCTTTTGGTGACAATTTATTTAACGGCACAATGTCTGTACGGTTTGTAAGAAAACGTTCTAACGGCGGCAGAACCTATAACTACATGACACTTGTATAAATGTTTCACGTGAAACATTTAAAAAAAGGTAATATCTTATTATGAATATTAGCAGAGATGATTTATACTACAAAAGTGGACCTAGTGAAGGATACTTAAATTTTGATTATCTTGTATCTAAAATTGATGTTCCGTTTGTATTTATGATAGGCGCTAGAGGTATTGGGAAAACATACGGCGCGATAGAAACGGCACTTTTGCATAATTTGAAAAGTGTATTTTTACGGCGCACACAAACACAAGCTGATGAAATTGGAGTACCGACACTTAGTCCGGTAAAACCCGTTGCGACAGACCACGGAGTAGATTATAAAGTAATAAGTATATCTAAGTCTTTTAAGGGTGTTGTTTTTGGAGATGATGAAGAACCTCTAATATATTGTGGTGCGCTTTCTACATTACACAATCTTAGAGGATTTGACGCATCTGAAGTGACACATCTATTCTATGATGAATTTATACCACAGAGCAATGAAAAGCCGATCCAACATGAAGGTGAGGCGTTTTTGAACGCCTATGAAACAATGAATCGTAACCGCGAACTAAAGGGAATGAATCCGATACAATTTGTCGGAATGAGCAATTCTAACCGTTTGGACAACCCGCTATTTATGGACTTAAACCTTGTAACATTTTGCGACCGCGTTTTTAATAAAGGGTATATTTGCGCGATAGACAAATCGCGTGGGTTTGCGGTGTTGAATTTTGAAGATAGTCCGATATCTAAAAAGAAGCGACAGACCGCACTTTATAAGTTCGCGAATGGAACAGATTTTGATAAAATGGCGCTTGATAATGAGTTTAGAGATTACCGAACACCATCTAAAAGTTATCCCATTACAAGCCTAGTTCCGCTGTTAAATGTCGGAGAAATAACAATTTGCAAGGTAAAAGGTTCTAAGATATGTTTTGTAATAGAACACATATTAAAAGCAAAAGAAACCTTTCCAAATGATGAAAAGGGGCTTTCCGCGTTTTATGTAAGCGGATTTGCTAAGAATTTTTGGCTTATGTATTTAGACAACCAAATACAATTTGACTCCTATTATACGGAAAGTTTGTTTAAAATGTATTGTAATAGCAGCCGAAAAATGATATAGTTAAGATATAGATGGGAAACCGAACGCAACATACGTAGACCGTATGTAATGGTGTTGTCGGGGCGCCGACAAATTCCCATCTTTATAGAAAGGAAAAAAATATGACAGAGTTAGAAAAAACATTGTTGTTGCACATATTAAATAACGGACAGCCACAGAATGTTTCACGTGAAACATTACCAGTTGCGCAGCAAGCGCCGTCACAACCGGCGCAAGCTCCACAACAGCAAGTTGATAATACGCTTACAACGTTAATGCTGCAATATATTTTGCAGCAAAATCTTTCTAATACTTCACAGCAAGCGCCGGCACAACCGGCGCAAGCTCCACAGCAACAGCCTGCTACAATAGCAGCACCGTCTTCTGGATTTATGGTACAAAATACAGTCAGTCCAGTTGCACAATCTAGCACGGAACAGGCGCTAGAGCGCTTGATAATGATGAATATAGCGGCAAGTAATAATAAGAAACCCGAAACAACCGACGATATTATCGGAAATTTTATCGCGCCCCCAACACAACTGCCTGAATTTGGCAGCGAACCGAATGGAGTGAAATTAGATGGCAAATGATTTTACCTACACACAATTGGCAACGATTATAAAAGATGTATCAGAACAGGCAACAGGAGTTAAACAAAGGACGCCCGTTAATACCGCGGAATTTATAACTGTTGCGCAAACCGCATTAAAGTGCGGATTCGATCCAGTTCTAAATGCAATAAGTGTTGTAATGCTTAGAACAATTTTTAGTAGACGCCCGTATACCGCTAAGTTCTTATCTATGCAAGTTGATAGACAGAAATTCGGCGCTATTACAAGGAAACTAAAGATTGCTGATCGAGACTGGGAAAAAGACCAGCGATTCGATTTAGAAGATGGAAGCTTTGTTAACCAGCAAATTATAAGAAAACCTTCTATAAAGCAATTTAATTTTTACGGGCAAAATGTATACCAGCGCCATTATACGTTATTTAAGGACCAGTTAGACTTAGCGTTTACAGGTCCTGACCAGTTTGGTCAATTTGTTTCAATGATTGTGGGGAATTGCTCTGATATAATTGAACAGACAAAAGAGACTCTTGCCCGGTACATTGTAAATAACTATATTGCGGGTATTTATTTAAGCCGTCCGGATTCTTGTATCCATCTGCTTACAGAATACAACAAAGATACGGGGCTTGCATTAACACGTTCGGAGATAATGCAGCCGGCAAATTTTAAAGCTTTTGTGCAATGGGCTTATGCATTTATTAGCAGCATTTCCGATTTGTTAACGGAGCGTACAAGTTTATACCAAACAAATCTAACAGATTTCCCAAAAATGAACCAGCATACGCCCAAAAGTAAGCAAAAGTTGTATGTGTATAGTCCATTTATGTATCAAATTCAGACCGGCGCTATGAGTAACACATTCCACAATAATTTGCTAAATTTGATGGCGCATGAGATGGTTAATTTTTGGCAATCTCCGACGGGTGATCGAGACAGCTTAGAAATTGCACCTATTTACATGGATAATACAGGAAATCTTGTAGAGGGCGCTGCTACACAAATTAATAATGTGTTCGGTATTTTGTTCGATTACGAGGGTATGGGTTATACAAGCATTAACGAATGGAATGCTCCGGCTCCATTTAACGCGGCGGGCGGATATTCCAACTTCTATTTCCATTTTACTACCCGCTACTGGAATGACTTCACGGAGAAGGCAGTTCTTTTCATGTTGGATTAAAAAATTATGTTTGATATTGTTATATACAGTTTTAAAAAGAAATCTGATTCTACAAAGCGTCCAACTGCACAAAATGTTTTAGAAAACACTAAAATTACCGGGGTTTTAAAACAGACAGGTTGCGGCATAAATGATGTAATAGTACAAGTAAATTACGGACCTGTAAAAGGTCCTACAAATTATAATTATGCTTGGATTCCGATATTTAAGCGATATTACTTTGTTCGGGACTGGGTATTTATAGATGGATTATGGGAAGGGCATTTTGTAGAGGATTTTCTAGCAACGTGGAAACCAAATATTTTAAATTATAACGCTTATGTTTTAAGAAGCGCTAGTGATTATAACACAAATATATCCGATCCACTATGCCCAACGCTTGCGCAAACTGCAATAGTATCTAAAGAAATAGAAAATCCATTTAATTTGGCAGGCGGCGGAGAGCTTCCCACCGGTGAGGGCGAGTATATAATTGGGATTAACAGCAAGAATGATACACCTTATGGAAGCAGCGGTACAGTAACTTACTATGCGTTACCGCCAATATCTATGCAAAATTTAGGTAATTATTTAATGTCTAACATAGATTATTTAAAAATAGATTGGAATGCAGACGCAAAGAAGTTTCTTACACCTGAACTTTTAAAGACATTGTTTAATCCTATACAGTATATTGCTAGTTGCAGGTGGTATCCGATTGTTCCGGCGGACCTTGGAACAGATGTTAATAAAATACCATTTGGATTTTGGGATATAGACGTTATAGGGCGTAGGTTAAGCCCGCGTGAGATGGTACAAACAGAAGTTAGAAGCATAGAAATACCAAAACACCCGCAATCTGGAACATACGGAAAATGGCTAAACTTGAACCCTTATACAACGTACCAGTTGCATGTTTCACCCTACGGAATTATAGACGTCCCAGCCGATGAGCTGCTAAACGCTACAGAAGTTGCTGTAGAGTGCGTTATAGATTATAGTACAGGAGACGCCAGAATGATGGTTGCGAGTAATAGCCGTTTTATATCTATCCAAAATTTCGAGTTCGGTGCAGATGTGCAGCTTAGTCAGTTAAGTCAGAACGGTATTGGCGCACTTACAAGCGGGCTTCAATATCAATTAACAAGATTTGAGAAACAGGGTCTGCGTTTTGGACAAGCGCTTTCTAAAGCGAATATTACGGGAATTGCGGGAAATGAAATCGGAACCGTGGAAGCTGGATTAAATTTTATAGGAGATATTGCAAACTGCATGACGCCAACCATACAATCTGTAGGCGGTAGAGGTGCTAGAGCGTGGTATTATACGGGTGAAATTTTTTGGAGATTAAGTGCTAAATTTGTCTACGTTGGTGACCCCGGTGCGGCGGTAAACGGCAGACCATTATGTGCTTTTAGAACTTTAGGAGACCTTAGCGGCTATGCGATTTGTGAAGGCGCATCAGTTGAGTTTGAAGGTAATAGAATAGAACAAGATGCGGTTAACGCATATTTAAACAGAGGATTCTATATAGAGTAAGGCGGTGTATAAAATGGATATTAACACAGTTGGAACTTTAATAGGCAGCCTTGGATTCCCTATTGTAATGTGTTTTATGCTTTTTAAAGACCAAAAAGAAGCAAGAGAGGCGCACAAGCAGGAGATAGATAAGCTAAGCGCTGTAATAGAAAGTAACACAGAGGCACTAATAAAGCTTACAGAAAAGATCGGAGATGATTAGTTTTGGTTATAGGCGGAGATTTTAGCCACCACAATACGGAAATTCCGCAGGGCTTAGGGTTTATTTTACTTAAAGCTACCGAGGGTAAAAATTGGGTAGACCCATGTCTTGTAACACATATAGAGCAGGTTGCTAGGTTGTATGCGGAAAACTTGCCCGTAATGGGGTTTTACCATTTTGCAAGACCGGACAATAACGAACCTGAAGTAGAAGCCAACTTCTTTTTAGAAACTATAAAACCGCATATTGGAAAATGCTTAATGGCGCTAGACTGGGAAGAAGAAGACTTTCTAAAGAAGAATAGTGAAGTACAAGTACAGTGGATTAACGACTTTTCCAATGCTATTTTTAAAAAAACAGGTGTATACCCGTTTTTATATAGCAGCCGTTTTTATATGCTAAAAATTTTTAGAAGCAATATTAAATTGAATCCGGAAATTCCAATTTGGTTAGCAGATTATAACGGGAAGCGAATTTTGAATTTAAACGGGAAAGGCATAGACATGCAGCAAATCAGTTCGGACATTTTTGATATTGACGTATTTAATGGCAGCAAGGATTACTTAGTATCCTTTGCACTGCCACGAAAATGATAGATGTAACAAATCTGCCGACAAGCTGGGTTCCGGCAGACAGAAAAAGCCGTTCTCTAACAAATGTGGAGATGGAAAACAATGCGGCAATGTTTACACTCTATTTTGCGGAGGAACTAGAACAGCGATTTGAATTAAACCCCGAATGGGGACCTGAAGCAATAGCCGGGATTCTGGGAAACATGCAAGGGGAATCTTCTATAAATCCATGGCGGTGGCAAGAGGACACCACCGCGGAGGAACACGGTAGTGATGACTGGGGTTATGGTCTTGTACAATGGACGCCATATACAAAACTTACAGAATGGGCAACAGAAAATGGTATGGACGCTATGGGATCCAATGCCGGACGCGTGCAGACACTCCGCATCAGCGCAGAGTGCGAAAACGGGTGGCAATGGATAGCTACAGACACTTACAATTTTTCTTTTAAAGATTTTACAAGAAATCGAAACCAGACGCCCGAGGACGCAGCATCTGCATTCCTGCACAATTATGAGAGACCCGCCGATCCAGAAGGTACAGAGGCTGCACGTAGGAGCAATGCTCGGTATTGGTATGTAAATGTAGTAATGCCCATTTGGGAAATGCAAAAAAATTATTGGATATATTACTTCTGGAACTATATCTATTCTAAAAAATATATGGGGTGGTGGTATTTCTAATGTTGCCATGGGCTTATGATCAACAAATGACATATAATAGTTGGACGGGAAACGGCGGAAAAGTGTTAGATACACAAAGCCTTAAAAGCCAATTTTTTCAGCGCTATTTGTGGCAGGATTTAATAGGTGTAATAGAATGGGAAGTTCCGAGGCATTGGAATTATGACTATTTTACGTACTGTCTTTATATGTACGGATATGTATGTGTCTTTAATACGGACCGTTTCGGGGTTATCCCCCAACAATGCGGGCTTAGCGGATACGATATATTTTATGCACCTAATAGATGCATTGTAACTAATCCGTTGCTTCGCGGCGTTAATGAAATGCGAATTGGAATAGACTGCGAGCTAATATTTATAAACGCGGATTATGGGGGAATGTGGGATATTGTAACATACTATGCGGACCTTATGGCGCTAACTGCTGCAAGTATTGGAACTAACCTTATTAATAGTAAGCTTGCATATCTTCTTGTTGCGGGGAATAAAGCCCAGGCAGAAACTGTAAAGAATATGTATCAAGAGATTAGCGGCGGCGCGCCGGCTTACGTAATTGACGAGGAAATGATAAACCGTGACGGTACGCCGAGATGGCTTCTGTTTGACACGCATCTTGGAAACAACTACATTACAGACCGCCTTCTTGTGGATATGCAAAAGATTGTTAACATGTTTCACACAGAAATTGGTATTCCAAACGCTAATACCGAGAAGAAAGAACGAATGATTGTAGACGAAACCAACGCAAACAACGTTGCGACAGCTATTGGAACAGAAACTCGGCTTGCACGTATGGAGAGGCAGGCAAAAAAAGTAGAAAATATGTTTGGTATCACATGTCGCCCTAAATGGAGACACGATCCATTAGAAACCGGACTGGAAGAAGGTGGAATTGTTGCAGCAAATACTAATAGGAATACTAACAGTATACGGACAAAATGAACACCTGTTTGATGAATTTATGATTCCTGAGGGCTTAGATAAAGATATTTTAATAGAAAATATCTGTCTAGAGCTTGCCGAGCTTTCCCTAATATACAGCCAACCGCAAACATTACAAAAAATGATAGGCATATGGAGCAGGAGACGCAACTTTGTCTGGACAGAGTTATATAAAACGCTTCTATATAAATATAACCCAATAGAAAATTATAACAGAACAGAGGAGCGCGTTTCTAGATTAGATCACATTGGCAGCCATGGAACCGACAATAATTTTTCTGAAAATTATGAAGAAAACCGCCGGGGGAATGAAAAAAATGTGTTTGACGGTGCTGTAACAGACCGTTGGACAGACGGTGGAAGCGGAGAGGAAACCGGGACGGAGCACGTAGATAAAAAGACGGATAGCAATAAAGATACAACAAACACGTTAAAACATGGAGTTTACGGATTTAACGAGGGCGAAATTATAGCGAACAGTTGGCAAGAAGACACTACAAATAATGAGGTCTCTGAAGTAACAGATGTTCAAAATGGAAACCGGAATACAAATAACAGTTGGAATAATTCCGGTAATTCCAATACAGATACTAACAATACAGATACTACAGACACTACGGGAAATCTTACAGGAGAGCGTATAAATACAGATAAAGAGCGGCACCGGGAAGACGCAATCGACGTAGACCGTTATAAATTACGCGCTTATGGAAACATAGGCGTAACCACAACACAGCAAATGATTCGCGAGCAAAGGGAAATTGTGCAGATGGATTTATTTAATATTATTGTTAAGGAATTTAAAGCACAATTTTGTTTAATGCGTTGGTGAAAAATGTTTCACGTGAAACATGCGGAGGTGTGAAACATGGGATTATTTGAAAATTTTCCATGGCTTAATTGGCAGGGTTTAAATATAGATTGGGTGCTAGATGTGTGCCATAGGGCGGAAAAAACCATAGAAAATCTAAACACCCGGATAGAAAACGTTGTGCGCCCTATGCTTATAGAGCAGCAACAGTTTATAAGGCAATACTACTCGGAGCTTAAAATTTATATGGACAATTCTGTTAATAAGATTATTGCAGATAATAAAAAGCTGCAAAATAATGTTAACAGACAGCTTTATGCAAACTCTTTAGAAATGGGACAGCTAAGAAGTTTTGTAACCATTTCTAATAGGGAAACAATCTCGACATTAGAACTTGAAATTTCTAAACTCCGAAACGAAACGAATAATCTAATTACAAAATACGATACAATATGGGATTCTATGTCTAAGCAGCAACAGGCTACTGTTGCAAAGATGTTAAAGGACTTTTCTATAGAGTATAATGCCAAACTTTCTAAAAATGAAGCGGATATGCTTATTCTACGTAAATTTGTAGAAGATAGTGTTAACCAAATGGAAGTGGAACTATCCGCTGCAAAAGATAGGTTGCAGCGCGATATGTACGCGCTAGACTTAAAAGTACAGCAGGAAGTTGGACGTGCAATAGATGTTTTTAACACACTAGGAAAAGAAATTATTGCACACGTGGATTCTACCACGGCGGACCTTGCGGACTACTACCGCAAAGTTGAACAATTGTTCGACTCTACCGCAACACTTTTAAATAATAAAATAGATACTAAAGCAGATCTAGTATATGTAGATAGTAAAATTTCAGAATTAAGGCGGTTAATTGTACACGTTAACGGAGAGATAACAGTTATTAACCCCGTTACAGAACAGCCGGCAAGCCTACAAGATGCATTGTATTCTTTGTACAACGCCAATAATTATTGGAACCTTACCGCCGCCGAGTATGACTCACTAGAAATACGAGCGAGCGAGTACGACGAAATTTCGGAAAATTTTATGAATGCTTGGGAATACGATCAGGCTGGAAAGTGGTATTTAGTTGTGTTTGGGTATTTGTATTATTTGCTAACGGAAAAACTAAATACCTCTATAAACAATCTTAAAGCTTGGACAGAAACAGAGTTTAATAAAACAAATGCTACTGTTGCAGCACATTATAAAGAATTTAAAGATTGTTGCACAGAAATTAAGGGACAAATAGAAAATCTGCTTTATATGGATAGCCCGTTTACAGGGTACAGACAACCATTAAAGAATGTAATATTACAGATTATAGGGCATATAAACACCGGCGCAATAAGGGCAGACGTCTACGATTCTATCGGATTAGAAGCGCGGGTCTACGATGGATATAATTTAACCGCATACGACTACGATTGGAACGCCGCAAACTTAATAACGTAATAGGAGGTATTAATTATGGGATCCACAAACCACACACCAAATTTAGATCTACCGCAATTTGTTGCCACAGACAAGCCAAGTTGGCTTGGAGATGTAAACAACGCCTTTAGGGATATAGATAAAGGTTTTGGAGATTTAAAAGTGCAGACAAGCAGCGTTATTTCTGGGCAGATTGCAAGTCTGGAACATTTAACTACGCTGCATTCGGACGCAATTTTAAAATTGGATAGCGACGTTGCTGTAAACACCACATCTATAAATGCACAGGCGCTAAACCTGCAAGTACTAGAGGCGGATATAGATACTATAGACAAAAGAGAGCGAAGCCATTTTGCTACGCTGCAAAGTAATATAGACCTAAATAACAAATCCGTACAGGATATCGAGGACGATAACGTCTATATTAAAAAGAATATGGACAAAATTGAGTCCGACGTTATTATTGCCACAGCATCTATTGCGGCGTACAAGGTACAAGTAGACAACTTAGATAAGAAAGTAGACACTTTCGATAATCGGATTAATGATAACGCTACAGATATAGCCAATTTGCAGGCGGAAACAGACGTCCTTATTCAGAGAGCTGATAGAATGGATACGGACATTAACGCATTGCAGCAAAAAGACATTGTTACAACTAGCTCTATTTCCGCTTTAGATGCAAGAGTTACGACTCTGGAAAGCCTACCGACAGAAGTTGCAAATTTAAAACAAGACGTTGCAGACAACACCGTGAATATTGCAAATTTAGATAACCTTACTACCGGACACACTACAGCAATACAGAATTTGCAGACTAAAACTAACGGCATTACAGACGGAGTGACTGTGCCGTTTGGGTTCGGAGTGGACGCTAGCGGAAACAGAGGATATTTGCAGCCGGATAACACAGTGCAGCCGTTTTTTACAAATAAAGAATGGCAGGATTTGCAGGACGATATTAATAACAATATGGCAGACATCTCCGACTTGCAGACAAAAACCGCAGGCATTACAGACGGCATGACACTGCCATATTCTCTTGCTATTGCACCTGGAGGCGCTTACGGATATAAGAAGAACGGAGAGCAGGGTGTAACACCATTCGTTACAGAGGAGGACGTTAACAAAATTGTAGATTTGCAACCCATAGAAGCAGATGTGGAGACTTTAAAGACAGATATGTCCACGCAGAAATTCAAAACAAGAAATATTAATAGCACTGAATTTGAAGTTGGAGATAATACAATTAGCACGAATAATTTAACTCTCATGAATAGCGATAGTTCTAATAAACCTTCCACAGCTGTCATCTTAAAACCAAATACAATTTTAACTATTAAATCTACAATTGGTTTTGGTGTAGATTCAGACGGAAATTATGGTTATATAAAGGCAGGTGCAGATACAGTTACCCCTTTTAAATCAAATGTTTCTACTTCGCCGGAAACATATATAAGTAGTGCTTATACAGCGTCACCCGACGCCACATGGAATGGCTTAAAGGTAAATAATAAGACTTTTACAGGAATCAACAGTAATAATTATATTTCTGCGAATGACGAATTAGAAATAGGGCTACTTATTAATATAAAAGATATATACCGCTTAGCTGGACCAACACTCTTAATCAATGAAAATATAAATGTATCGCCTTTTTGGAAGTTGTATGATATACCATTAGATGCAGAGGATTTCCCCGATAAGCCTGTAAATCTACATGGAATAGACGCGTACTGGTCTCAACTTGTATATGTTATTCCGAGTGACGTTACGCTTGAAAATACACACACATATGCGGCGCTAGGCTACCACAATTCTGTAAGCACAAGCAATTATACGGTCGGTATTGTGCGCGCACTAATATACAATATAACTAAATCCGCACTATATATACTTTAAATAAGCGCGCAATTGCGCGCTTATTTTTTCCATGCATTTTTTAAATACTTCCAGTAGTCAAATTTTTTAACAACTACGCCGCATTCTATAAATTCCATATAACATGGTGTTTCCGCTGTAACGGTGCCGTACTCTTCGTCATTATTACACGTTGATTGAAACATATTTTCAACCATTTCTTGCTTTTCTGCCGTATTGCACGGTATTTCCAGCGTTGTACCGTCTACACTAATTATTTTCGCTATCATTGCTATCCCTCCTATCTAGCCAATCAAGAAACGCTTTCACTAGCGCTAGCCCTAATCCTGTACTTAACAATACATATATAGTTACAATTAACATTATAACTATTAGACATGTCACCGGACTCCAACCGGTTAACTTGCACCAAAAATATATATTCATAATTCTTTCTCCTAATAATTCTTTAAATAATGGTTTACCAACAAATTAGCGTGTTTTATAACGTCCATGTAATCAGGTTGTACGTGTAATTTATACTCACTTTCGTAACTGTACAGATTCTTAGTAATGTACACCGGAACGCCATCTACGTTATACCACCCGTAATTTGTATCATTATATACAAACTCACTTCCGGCAGATGCCGGCAAGTCGCCATCACGTTTGTTAGAGAAAACAAAACCATCTCTTAGCGCTTCTAGCCCGCCTTTTTCTTCCAGTTCTTTAGCTCCAGCGCGCTTGTTTACACCTGCAATAGTTATTTTTATATGTCCGTCTATTTCTCCAGCGTATTTTTTTGCGCCCCATGTAATAAATCTGTCATATTTTTTATCGAGCTCATATAGCCCCATGTACTTTACGCTTCCGTCTGGGGCTGTAGCGTATGCACCATTCTGTTCAGCATCTATAAGACGTTCCATATTATATTCGGAAATATTAAAATCCCCGAAATGATATACGCAATCTGTGTCGCAGTAAACGGCATTATTTCCCGCGGCTTTTAGACCCTCCTCTAGCGCAAATCTCGCCCACGCTGTAACCCAAACGCCCCATTGGTAAGGAAGAAACGCTGTTTTTCCATAGTCATGGAGTTGCTCGCTTTCATCAAATTCTACAGGGTCCCACGCACCTCCATTATAGGCAAATTGCTCTTTTACTGGACACTGTACAGCCATACCGTAACAAGCGTTTAGCATATTCTTCATTTTAGTGTAGAACACTTCCATTCCTTTAACACCGTCTAACTCTGTTTTTTGTGTAAAATAATGGTTTACAACGTCTTTAAATTCTTGCGGAAGTGGTCCGTAATTTGCAATTGCTAGGTCTTTAACATAGCATTTTGTAAATTTATATTCTTCTTTAATAATCTTCCAGTCTATATCTGTAACCGTTATTTCTAACATTTTTGCAGAAAGTATTCTACCATTATCTAGCACTTTATCCTCCACGCCTCGACATTTATCAAAAGGCAAATAAGGAAACCCCCACAATTCATTTTTTAATTCTACATTTTCTAAAACTATGCGCGCAAGACAAGCATAACCATGATCTACATAATAGTCTAAGTCTGGATTTACGGCGTCTAAAAGCTTAAATTTTGTAACAGGATAGTTAAAATCTTCTATAGCAGCAGGGTAGCTGCTCTTTATGTCGTCCCCTTGCACGTCCTCCAAAATACAGCCGGCATAATACCTATTTGCATGTACATTCCCGCCGCGAAATGCTTCCCTTAAAAGTGTATAAATATAGAAATTTGGGAATATTTTGTCTACAATGGTACGCTTATATTTTTGCATGGCTTTTTTACAATCCCTACGTACGTATCCGGTACTTGTAAGAGGTATTGTGGTAATATCATCTTCCATAAGTACCATTTCTTTTGTAATGGCTTCGTGGAGCCCCACCACGTCATTTACGCAATACGCAAGTTCGGCGTCACTTAGCTTAGTTAAATGTGTTCTACGTACAGAATAGTCTAGCTCTCCGCTTAACTTTTGGTGCTCCACTTGCATTTTTTTCGTGTAGGTGTCTAAGCCCATATTGGATAATAAATAGCTGCATCTAAACTCTATGTGGCTTCCCATATTACATTTTAGAATCTTTCGTGGTTCTATTGCAAATATGTCCTCATTTTTAAAGTTATATATTCCAGAAAAATATTGAAATTCATGGGAAAGAAAATGTACATATATAACAGTTTTAAGCCCTATATAAAATTTTTCTATAGCGTCTATTAAATCTCTAAATTCTGCCCACGTACGACCTATAATTACACTGCTTCCGGTATAAAACTGCCATATATACATAAAGCTTTGCCCTATTTCATCAAGAGCAGTTGTTTCAATATCAAAGGTAAAAAAATTGTTATTCCAATAGACTGTTTCGCCGTGTTCCTTTTTTGTAATCGGAGTAGATATAGGTAGATAATCAATTATCTTTATATTTTTCACGCAGTTTACGTCTACGTTCAATATTTTTTTCAATTTCTTTTAACCTCTCGGAATCTAAACCTTTTATAATGCTGTAAGCCATAGAACGCCATTGTTCATCTTTTGGATATAAATTCATTAGATTTTCAACTTTATCTGTGTCATCTTCCAGCCTAAATTTCTCAAACGCATCTAGAAAGCTTTCCATGGGTATATCGGGACGCCAATGCTCGGCAAAATACTTCGCGGCACGGTCAGAATCTAGCAAAAGCCCAAGACCACGCGAACGCAGCTTGTCCATAAAATCAGCAAATGCCTCCATTTCACTAAATTCTATAGAAAATCCATGTTGGTTTAGAGTCTCATAAGCCTTATATACACTTCTCTCACCTTGCTTAGATACAAGTGTCATAGGGTTGTTTATAAACTCTGCAAGCTGCTTCATTTTTAGTTTTAAATACAAGTTTACGTCTAAGTCAGGGCGCGCTTTCAACTCTTTAAGAGTTGGAAACTTATTTGCTGTTACTTCAGGAACTTTTCCGTAACCCTTGGCAATTAGCGCCTTCTGTCTTCTTACGGCAATAGCCCTAAATTCACTGTAACGTTTGCGAAGCGTTTTATCAGAAAGACCGCGCTTTTCTATGGCTTGTTTTGTCCACTTATTTACGTCTATTTCTTTTAACGTATTGTAGTTTTGTTTCTTTTTCTTAGTTTTTGCAGCCATTTAATGTACCTCTACGCGTTGTAAATCTAAATCTTTATATTTATAAAGCTCTCTAATAAACCAATTTAGATTCTTTATTTTTATTTTAAATTCCCATTCTAATATATCAGGATTCCAATAAATTCCGTATGTTGCAGTAATGTCACGTAGCAGCGCACTTTGTTTATCGGACAAGATTAAATCAATTTTATCTTTTAATATGCACTGTTTATAAATCGCGGGGCACAGGTTACTTATAAAGTCACCTATAAGTTTAGAATTGCCTCCGAGCATTTGGGCAAGACGTATGTACGTCTTGTCCATAATGCTATTTACAGGTTCGTAGGTTAGTTTATACTCTTTCGCCATTCTCACACCTCTTTACAATACTATCCATATAATCTCTAACAAATCCAGTATCTATTAAATCCTTATTTTGATCACGCAATTTCTTTGCATTTTTACCTATCCATCTAGTGCAATATGGAGCTAATGGCTCTCTACACAAGCGTCTAAATACATGCCCGACTGTTGCACCTGTTAACTTCACAATTCTATACACGTCATTTTGTGCGGCACATCTCGAATTTACACAATATGCTAAATAATCATCACGACATTCTATATTTCCATCAATATATTTCGCGGAAAAAACAAAACTGTGTATCCCAATTCTACTATTATCATCAATATTTGGATAATTATATAGCGGTAAAAAACATTCAATATCTCCAATGCTGTCACATTTAAGATATTCGCATATGGTTTTAGATAAATGGGTCTTTACAAAATGTCGGCTTTCCACTGTTCCTCCGCTAAGCATGTCATAAACTTTTTCAACGTTAATTTCCATATGATCATCGTCTACAATCTTAGAAATTTCGCTACTGTCATATGCAGTATGTATATCACGTAAATATTGCAAATTACTTTCATGATTCTTTTTATTAGTGACCCCGACAAGTTTACGGTCAATAGTTTGTTTCATAGCCTCAATAACTCCACGCATCAAATACTTAAATTTAAAATTTTCATAGATACTGTTTTGTGCTGCTATTACAGCATCATTGTAAAAATAGTTGTCGTTTATTGCATCATAAACAGGTCCTGTCATCATGTTTATAAAGTCTTTTGCAACTTCAGGATATTCACGGTCAATAAGAACCCTGTCAATAAAAATGGTCTTACACGATCTATTGTACATATAGTACACAGCAGAGTTATCAACAGTCAAATAAATGTGCACGTGCGTTTCAGAATTTATATCTACTTCATAGAATCCTAAAACATTTATACTCTTTAGAGACGGTCCAAAACCATAAGCTCTAATAAATGTTTCCTGCGCAGCCTTAGTTACTTTCTTCATTTCCTTAGTCATAATAAATACCTTCTTTCTATACTCCACTATAGTGGGCTGTGTGTTATTGTTCCTTACAATTATATAGTAGCACATAATATAAAAAATGTCAATAATTTTTTAAAAAAATATTTCAACTTTTTTTGTGTACAAATGTTTGTGAATATATGTTTGTATATCGTATAATGTTTCACGTGAAACATTCTATACGGCTATGTGTGGTCTTATATGGTCACATTGATATATACCTTACCCGGGTGGGGTATTTTTTATATTTTTTCAGTTAGGCATACCTAACTATTTCCC